AAAAATCATTTTTTAATATTTCTGTATCTATGTCATTGTAAATATTTTCAATTTCTTGCAATGCTTTTGTGATGCTGCTTCTTTCTGAAAATACTGGCATAGGCTTAAATCCGGTTTGCTGATAAATGTCATAATCAGATGCAGTTAAACATTTAACAACACTTTGTTGTATAAGCAAGTTTCTTTTATCAAAATGGTACAATCTTACAACATCTGCTAGAGATCCTACCATTTGCACTATAATAGGGTGTGCAAATAATCCTCCAAAACAACCGATAATGTTTGTATTGTTGAAAGGTAAATGATAAAATCTTCTAACTAATTCTGAATAGCATCTCATGTTGAAGAAACTTTCAGAATAAGTTGCACCCATTGTTAAAAGTTCAATGCATTTTGAATAACCTTGTGATATGTCCGAAGAAAAACCTAGTAAAGTTGGTTTGAATGACATGTTAGCATAGAATTTAGGCACTAAAGGAAGCAATTCATTATTAATATATAAAATTGAAAGCAACTCAAAGTATCTTTTGCTCACATTACATTTTTTCACTGAAAGCATGTGATTTGCAAGTTTCAGCTCTATTTCATATAACCTTAATATGTCATTGAACACTCTTTTTCTGAAAAATTCATCATCTTGCTTTTTGAAATTTACAAGTAACTGTCCTCCTGAATCATCAGAATGTGCTTTCATAATGAAGAGAATTTCTCTCTTATATTTGTTAAATATATAAGTTGTTATGTTGTCAGTTGCAAACTGTTGGTTTATAGCATGCATCAAAGATGATAAATAATTGAATATACCCATCACAAAACTATATGGCATGGTAAATTCAGTGTTTTTTCTTTTCTTTTTTTCTTCAACTTCTGTATCATTAGGATCATAAGTCGTGGTAAAATATTTCATGTATTTTTCGTACCTCTTATTTTTATGAAAGACTTCCCATGTTGCAGGCGAAATTATAACTTTTTTTGTGAAATACAAATCATACATTGTAAAAAACAATTGAACAAAAGAAGATGGTAATATGTCGCACATCCCTAAAACAAAAAATAAATATTTCTGAAACATAGCTTTTGGTCCCCATTTTTTGCAGTCTAAAGTCAAGAAATATCTATCCCAACCTTTTGCACCTTTCAAATTTGCAGACTCAAAAAGCATAGAATGAATGCTCATTAGCCTCTTATTTGAAGGTGTTGAAATGATTTCGTTATCAACACCTTTGCACATGTGTTTAAACAACTGTTCAAGAGGTTGTTGAAACAATTTTGTGTTGAAAGTCATTACAAAGATCTCTCTTTTCCCTTTCCACTGCATTTTATCAACCACATGAAAGATTAATTGTATCTCACCAACTTTAGAAATTTTCGTTTTATAATCTATCTGGAGATTTGCAATGTCTTTAAAACTTTTCTTTACATTAGCCCCAATCTTTAATATATCCAG